TTAAATAAAAACGAGAACTTGCTAAATGATGATATATTGCTATTTGATATGTTTAATGATTCTTGCCCAAAGCATCTAGGAATATATTTAGGACAAGAAACGTTCTTGCATCAGCCACATTCTAGATTATCTAGAATAGAAAATAACTGGAGTATTTATAAAACTAAAATACATTCAATATTTAGAAAAAATATATGATAAAAGTAAATTTACATGGTAAACTTGGAAAAGATTTGGGAGAATCTTGGGAATTAGATATATCGAGTGTCGCAGAAGCAATTAGAGCTATAGAGGCAAATTCTCGTAGCTTGCGAAAATGGATTATAAATAATATAGAGAAATATGAATATGTCATACTTGTTAATCACCAATCATTTATTAGCAAAAAAGAATTTAAATCTATTGAAGAATTAAAAAATTCTGAATTTTATTTAAATTTAGATCATAAAATAAAACAGATTGATATTATCCCTAGAATTATTGGGGCACTCGATAGCCCGTGGTTTCAAGTTGGAATAGGTAGTTTAGCTGTCGCTGGAGGAACAGTATTAGCTATTGTGGCCCCTCCGCTTGCACCTTTAGGTATAGCGATAGCAATCGGTGGAATAGGATTAATTGCAAACGGAGTTAGCCAATTACTTTCAAAACCACCCCCAAGCATACCATTTACTGCTCAACAAGTTAATCCCATAGATGGATTAGGAGAAGCAGGTGGACCAACTTCATATCTTTTTAATGGACCAGTTAATACAGTTGGAGAAGGTGGACCAGTCCCAATTGGATACGGAGAATTAATAATTGGCGGTAATAATGTTTTTTCTACATATAATTATTTGTATAGAGCATATCTTGCTACCTATAGCGATGAAACTTTACAAGCAACAAACCAAGGGTCAAACCAATATTTGTTAAATCATGGTTGCTATTTATCAAATCAAAGCCCTTTGCAATCTTTGCCTTTTTAATTTATGCCAAATACAAATAAATATCCAGATGGCTTAAGTTTTTTATTATTCCCAGGGAACTACTCCCAAGGAACAGTTGGGTATAATTTTCCAGAAAGTACAGCGCAAGATATACACGGATCACTATCTTTAAGCTTTAGCGGTAGTCGTTTACCATTTAGCACTCAAACTGCTAATGCCCCATTAGTGGGATTCTATAGGGGACCAAGTGGTTTTTTAGCTAGATATACAACACTAGCGGTACCAACTGGCGGAAATTATCAAAATTTTAGTAGCGTACTTACCGCGTCTGACAAATTTGGAGCCCCAAATTTAAGAGATATATTTGGAGTAAATAATAATTTCGATGTAGAAAGAGGAAGTGCGCCAACAGATAAAGGAGTCTTTATAAATCAAAGATTTAGAGATGGAAGAGCTTTTAATACAGTTGGACAAATTGAAGTTTTGGATTTAATATCAGAAGGCCCTATAGAAGGATTTGTCAGCGGTATTTATGAATATAGTTTAACTGGGAAAACGACTGGAGATATAGGTTATGCTAGCGCAAAATTTCGACCTTATTCTACCAATTATATATATAGCGCACCAGAAACAAGATCAATTTACTGGAACGATGTACCAATTACAGATTTAGCAGGATTTTATAATTTTCAATTTGTAGATTACAAATATACATATGGAGAAAAAACAAATGATCATACTGTATACAATCCATATCTAAATCTTCACGAATACAGAACTAATTACTTTGGAAAACAAGTAGATCAAAATAAGATACCTTTAGAAACAAGTGTCACAACATTCTATAACGAAAGAATTTATGGTTTCTATACTTTAACTGGAAGTAAAGTAATCTTAACTCCAAAAACATATTATATATATAATACTCAAATTTCTTCTATTAAAATAAATATTCAAATAAATGGTTTATTTGAACAAATTGTGACTGGCTCAAACGCTGGAGATGTAGAAAGACAATATCTAGATTTAAAATTCGCTCTTTATAGAGTCTTAGAAAATGGTAATTTAGTAATTCTAGATACATCTAAATATCAACCATTTATACAAGACTATTACTCTAGAGATACGATTGGGGCCCAAGGTAAAATACAAAATTCTCCAGTAATCATAACCTACACGTTTAATATCAGACCTTTTGCGGAAAATGCGCCATCTTTTGATCTTTTACCAGACCAAATTGGTTGGGCGGTAGATATAACAAAAATGACATTGGAAAGTACAACTGCTAGTTTAGTTTCAAATACAGAAGTATTGTCAATAACACAAGTCTATTCAGATAGATTTGTTTATCCTGATTCTGCTTTAGTTTTTTCTAAATTTGATGCAAGATATTTTAGTGATATTCCTAGCAGATCTTATAAAGTTAGATTATTAAAAGTAAAAGTTCCAATAAATTATGATCCTATAGTTAAAAAGTATAATGGTCCATGGAACGGTAAATTTAAAGTTGCTTGGACTGATAATCCAGCTTGGTGCTTCTACGATATAATTTCTAATAACAGATACGGTTTAGGTAAATATATTAATTCTGAACTTACAGATAAATGGACTTTATTTGAAATCGCTCAATATTGTGATCAACTTGTTTCAGATGGATTTGGAGGACTTGAACCAAGATTTACTTGTAATTTGTATATCGGAGCTAAAGAAGAAGCCATGAAAGTTTTAAATGATATGGCCAGCGTCTTTCTCGCTATATTATATTATTCTGCTGGACAGATATCCGTAGCTCAAGATTCTCCGAAAGACCCAATATATTTATTTAATAATAGTAACATATTAAATGGAGAATTTAGCTATTCAGATTCTTCAAAAAAATCTAGAAAAACTGTAGCGACAGTAAGATATAATGACAAATACGACAATTATAAACCAGCAATTGAATATGTTGAAGATAAGGATTCTATATTTAAATATGGAATAAGAGAAACGGAAATTGTAGCTTTTGGTTGTACAAGTAAAAATCAAGCTAGAAGGGTTGGAAAATGGTTGCTTACAACTGATAATTTACAAACAGAAGTCATAGAATTCTCAGTGGGTCTAGAAGGTAATTATCTAAGACCAGGAGATATTATTTCTGTTTATGATCAATATAGAAAAAATAAAGCTTATGCAGGAAGAACCATGGAGCTTACCACTGGATACGCGATATTAGATTTACCATATAATTTTACGAATACATATGCAATCACAGGCATAAATGTCAATAATTCATTTGATTTTGAGGTTATTACCCCTACTTATAATTTTAATTTTGGAACAAATTTATCTGATCTATATATAACTGGGTGTTTCCCTACAACCTCTGGAGTTTCTGGATTAAATAGTTCTTTTATTAGAAGATCTCAGATACAATCAATAAATATTTCTAATCCAAAAAATTATATAACAAGTGGATCTGGAATTTATTCAAATAATATAAGAATTAATTTTCCAAGAGCATTATCAATCTCTGGCTATACACTACCACAAAACACGGTTTGGTCGATAGACTTAAGTACAACTGGATATAGTTCTCAAGGAATAAATACTATGTCACCAATCAATAATGATTCTTTTCTTAGATATCCAGGGTATTATTTAGAGTCATATTTAAATAAACCCAAAAACTATAGAATATTAAATATATCTCAAAAACAAGATGAAATTTTTGTAATAAACGGTTTAGAACATAATGATAAAAAATACACAGATATTGATAATGCTAGTATCTTGGTTAATAAACCAATAAGACCAAATTCACCTAATCAACCGTCTTTATTTTTAAGTGGAATATTTAGAAATTCAGCTGGCTCTTATCTAGTTAGTAGCAATGGTAATCATTATGTAACAAATCAAGGTGGGATTAATAGTATAATGTACAATATTATACCAAATCAAAATAATAATTCAAATAATGCATACTATATATACTTAAAGCGAGATACAAATTTTGATAGTGCATCTGAAACCCCAGAAAATTTCTTCTATAATACGATTAGTCATGAGAATTTAAGAACAGGAATAGCTCCGCAAAACTGGGTAGATGGAACGATACCTCCATTCTTAACTCCAACTGGTATAGGAAATTATTTCTTTAGAATTTTTGCTGCAAACGAAATCGGAGAAAGATCTTCTTCAGCGTCAGGCGTTTTTAACTTAACTACTCAAGCATCAGCTAACGATGTAACTGTATCAGGAAGAAATATATATTAATTATGAAAATTAAAAATTTAGATATAACATTAGAATGGAATACAATTAGTAATTTATTTCAATTTTTTGATTTTGATATTGATAAAGGATTACCATCTTATAATGTAAAAATTAAAGATAAAGATGAAAATGTTTTATTTCAAAAAGATAACTGTGATGAATACATCACTGTAATTGAACGAAACTTTGAAATAATAGATCCTATATACTGCATAAAACCTAAATTTATAGTTG